GGTGGCGGACATGCTCGCCGGTGAATAGGCTGTCGCTGTCGATGCTCAAGATCCAGTCCAGATTTTTCTGAACTGCATCGTTGAACATCCGTTGCATACACTGCCCCCAAAATACCCCTTGGCTGCAGTGCAGATCGATTTTCATTGACTTGAGGGCGCTGTCAATAATGTTTCTGGCTGCCACTGCTTCATATCGCGGATGTGTGCAGTAGGCTCCGACTTTGATAGTTGCGGTTCGTTTTTGCGGTGCAGGCTTGTCCGGCTTCGTCGCGATTCGATTCAGCGAAATCGGATGGCTGCTCGTGTCCGGGTCAGTGCTGTTCCATTCTGTGATCTGCGTGAATCCAACGTCCTCCAGCAGTGCCTCAAGCCGTTCCACGTCGTAGGCTGATCGGTGAATGTTGTGCTCGTCGGTTTGTCCTCCCATCAGGTAAAAAAGACGCTTGCCGTCCTGGGATGCCAGTGCCTTATCCACATCCGGGACTGCCACGCGAATCGTGCCGCCGGGTTTGATCGATCGAAACCAATCCCGCAGGGCTTCTGTTGCGTCCCGAAATGTCAGGTGCTCCAGCACATGGCTTGCTCGAATTTCCTCCAAGGAATTGTCTGCGTCTGGCAGCGGAAAACACGGCTGCCCCTGTTTGATGTCTCGATTGTCATATCCGGGTAGCGGTGCCTCTCCGGCTCCCAAATTCACTCGCACAAATTATCCTTTCGAGGCTCCAGGGGCTGCGATTGCAGCCCCCTTTGCCGGTTTCGTCAGATGAACACAACCTGATCGGCCACGCTGGTCGTGCCGTTCGGTGCGTTCTCCAGATCAGACAGAGTACCGATCGATGCAACCGTGATATGATCGTTGGTCGCAGTCGCGGTACTGACAGCCACTCGCAAGTAACGCTTCCGGCCGCGGAGGTCCACGCCAAAAAGCACGTTGCGAGCTGCGGTCAAATCCACTGTAGCTTCGGTGTCGAGGGTGGCGAAGTTGGTCACAACAGTATCGTCCGACTCGCTCAGAACGATTGTCGGCCCGACTGCGTTGGTGTTGACTTCGGAGCCCATGCAGACGCGAATGGTGGCATAGTTGCCGCCCTTCGTGTCGAGGTTTGCCGTCACGGTTGCGTTGTTGGTCAACGCTCGCGGCGAGACCAGCAGAGTGTCAGTTGAGAGACGTTGCGGAAGCATATTTGAAGGCTCCTTAGAGCGAATGTGAAAAGAGAAAACCAGTCATGCCGCCAGTGTCAGGACCCTGCGGTTTCCAAGCCGACGATCGGGCCAGCAGCGGTAGCGGTGCCGTAGTCATGCACAACCACGTCAAATCGCTCCGTGCCACGCACGCCGATCTGATCGCGTTCCCACATGGACTGCCCGCCCACGGTTGCTTCGGTGCTGAATGCGATGGACTCGCCACCACGAGCGCCGAACATTGCCCCGAGACTGAGAGCCCCGAAGATGACTGGAATTTGACTGTTTGCTTCGGTCGATGGGAACACCTGCGAAGTGTAGACTGGGTAGCCCAAAAATGTGTTGCGACGGATGCCGCCGATGATTTCCGAGGCCAGCACGCCACCAGCAGCGTAGGCCAGTTTCTGCAGAACGGTATGCTCGAAGGTCTTGTGACACACCCAGCCCACGCCCGGAATGTCGGCGTATGTTGGCAGGGCACCCACGACTTTGTTAAAGTCGGTCAAGGTCAGTTCGCTCCACAGATTGCCCGATCCCAGCACAAGGCCCGGGGCGGTGCCTGCGGTCAATTCATCCAGCCGAGTGCGAATGCCGGTCATGCCGCCAAACGCGCTGGTGCCCGTGCCGTTGAATGCGCATTCGTCTTCCTTGTTTGCGAATGCGTAGGCGATTTCGCCGATCAGTCGATCAGCCAAACCAAGCACGTTATCCGCGTTCAACTCATTGCTCATGCGGGTAATGACGGCCAGTTTCTTTGCCACCAAAGTCACGTTATCGAATGACATCGTGGATTCGGTGATCGCGGCGTTCTCGGCCGTAAAATACGCTGTAAGCCCGCTCAGTTGCCGTGGTTCGGTTTTGGTGTCGCTGGACATCGGCACGATGTTCAGCAATTGCCGGGCCACGCCATAGCGTTCGCGGAGAAGAATCAAGTCCGTGCCGAACTCATCCGGAACCAACACGTGGGCGCCGGTTGTGTCGGCTCCACCCTCGCCGTGTGCCGCATTCATCAGCCCGTTGTCACGGCAAAAATTGACGGCTGTGGCGTTGCGGTATGGGATGCTTCCGGTTTCAGAAATCATCGCCATTGCCCACATGCCGAACCGGTAGGCTCGCACTTCGGCAGGCGTCTCGTGATCGGCCGCGAAGTTCTTCAACGGAACACGTCGCACGTTTCGTGGCAGGCTGAACTGGCGAGCTACATCATGGCCGGCATGAACGCCGTGAGCGAGTCCGACGTTGTTTGCGATGGCTCGCGTGGTCAGGTTGTCGGGAGCGTTCCGCACGCCCTGCAGTCGATTGCGGAGGCCTTCGGCCGCGTTCTGTCGGGCCTGCAGTGCATCCAGTGTGGCCTGCAGTTGCTCGGCTTCCTGAATGTAGGCTTCCGCCTGCTGTTGCTGTTCGGCGGTAATCGGCGTTTCGTCGGTCGCCGTGTTAAGGATTTCTTCGGCTGCTTTCAGCTTTGCGGCCTTGTCGGCTCGCAGTTGGTCCGGTTTCATTTTTACTACTCCTGAGCCAGCGAAACGCAAAAGGCGTCAGCCGCTGGCGATTCCAAGGGGAAAGAATCGCGAGTGGTGACGCCTTGCAGTTTTCCGCAGACTCAGCCGGGCCGATTATTGCCACAATTCAGGGCAGTTCATCGACGTTGGTATTTTGAGCAGCCCTCCGGCAAATTGTCAAGCAAAATCACTTCAGGGAGAGAATGCGAGCACGTGCCGACAGTTCCGCGGCTCGGTTTTTTGCTGGCTTTTTGGTTGTTTTGGCAGGCTTCAGAATTTCATCAATGAAGCCGAATTCCAGCGCTTCGGCCGCGGTGTATTTGGTGCCGTCGCCGTTTGCTCCGAGCAGCGCTTTGGCCAATTCATCTTCAGACTTGCCTGTCTTCGCCGCGTATGTTGCCACAGCCGCAGCGTTGAATTTCTCCAGCCAGTCGATGGTTTCTCGAAGGTCTGCAATGTGGCCAATGCCCACTGCGATTCCTTCGTGAATGTGATAGACGGCGTTGCTTTGCATCAACACACGGTCTGCACCAATCACCGCCAAGGATGCTGCGGAGGCTGCCACAGACTCAATAATGCCCGTGGTCGGCCCCGGATGGTCTGCCAGTGCGTTGTAGATTGCCAGCCCATCGAATGCCAAGCCCCCGAATGAGTTCACTCGCATCGTCACAGGCTTGTTTTTGTTGACGCTCAAGATCCGCTGGATTGATGCCGCGTCAGCTTCCGCGTACTGGTCGCCAACAGTGCCATAGAGCAGGATTTCCAATCCAGCATCGGATTCCGCCCAAAACACGCGAAAATCGTCGGTTTTTGCTGTGTTTTTGATGCTTTTTGGCGTAAAAAGGTCGATTTTTGGTCTCATTTATCCCTCGCTTTCATGCGATTATTGGTCTTGTTTGCCCACGCTCTGCCGGGATCGCCGCCCCAAAGAGCCCACGCAATCCGGCCGTTTGATGGGTATCCGTCTTCGCCTGGACTCCAGCCTTTGCCCTGCTTGTCCACTTCGTGGCGAGCAAAGTAGCTCACCATGCGGCGAATAGTGTCTGGACTGATTTCCACGCCGTTGCTCAGGTCTCTGGCACGGGCGATGCCGACTGCGGTTCCACCGCGCCCGTGCTCGCTTCGCCAGTCAAGGCCCCGCTGTGCTTCGTTTCGCACGGATTGCGGAGGCTTGAAGTCGATTCCGTCGTACTTTGCAGGTGCGTTTTGAATTGCTGACAGGATTGTTGCGAGCAGCGTTTCCCTGCGCTGCGGCCATGCGGCCACAGCAGCTTCCACGTGGGCTTTTAGCGTCTCTGGTGTCGCGAATGTTACCACTGCGTCCAGTGCTGAAAGCGACTCGTCAGCGTGCGACTGAATGGCACTGCGTGCCGCCGGTTCGTCGATGCCTGCCAGTGTGTTTTCAGTCCACGTTTTGTAGAAGTCCTCCATGCCGGTCATGAAGTCGCCCGCACGTCGTCCGGCGATTTGCACGGCCTTTGCCGCTTCCAGATCGCAGGCTTTCGTCAGACTCGCCAGCATGATTTTTCGCAGGGCTGTGGCTGCTGTGGATTCCTCTTCGGCTGACTCGTCCGGCAGGTCATCTTCCTGCGTCTCATCCTCAGGCGATTCTTCCGCTGGTGCTCCAATCTCCATCCAGTTTGCGGGCCGATATCGGGCTTCGCCGTCTTCGCCGAGGCTCGGCATGTTCAGCAGTGCGCGGCCTTCATTGTGGTTAATTAAACCGGCTTCCAGTTGGCGATAAATGCCGTTCACTTTGGTCTCAAATGACATCTGCACCAAGGCTTCTCGGTTGAACTCGATCAAATGCGAGTCGGTCTCCCGCTGCTGCGTCGTCAGCAGTTTGTCCTCACATTCGTTCTCCCACACTTTCAGCCACGGCTGCAGCGTGTAGTCCAGATAGGATTGCCCTTCGGATTCGAGGCTGTTGTGGCTCGTTCTGGTGCTGTCTCCCAGCATGTGCGGAGGAACGCCAGTGATATTCGAGACTGTCGCCCGGATCTCGTGCTCACGGGTCTGCAGGAATTGTGCAGCTTCCGGATTGATCTGCAATTGCTGGAATTTGACGCCATCCTGAATCAGAGCCACCTTGTGCGACTGACTCAGCCCAGACTGCATGGAATTCCACGCCTGCATTGTGTTGCGAATTTTTTCTTCCGTGAAATGCCCAGGGATCATGAGCAGTCCGCTCATGTTGCTCCCCTGCCCAAAAAATCGGGCACCGAATTCCATTGCGGCCATGCCCACGCCCAAGGCGTCCGCCATAAGTTCGAGGATCGGGTAGCCGACAATTCCATCCGGTCCCAGTCCGCGGATGTGCAGCATATCGCGGCTACTGACTCTGACGGCCTGCTGATTAAAATACGTGACATACCAAATTTCACCGTCCATCACTCGCACAAGCGTATTGGCGGGATTCCAGATCGACAGCGAAACCGGCCGGCCCTCTGAACGGTCAATGCTGGAGTAGGCGTTGCCATGCAGCAGTGCCAGTGCAGTCATGGTCCGGCGAAACGTGTAGGCGTTCATGTAGACACTTGCGGCGCGGTCCAGCAGTGCCTGTGCCGGGTGTCGCAGGTCTACACGCTTTCCGCCGTCTCGCTGCCGGCGAAACACGTCAAACGGCAGTCCCGCCACACTGGACGAAATCAGGTTGACTGCCCTCCAGAGTGGCGGATAGCCCATAGCGGTTTTTGACGTGATCCGGCTGCCGCTGGTCGCCCGAATCTGTGGAATGTCCGCGCCTAGGCTGATGCTGCGCCACAGGTGATCTTCCGAGCGTGCAGCCACGGGCGAGGGATTCGCAATGATTGTCAGTCCGTGTACGTCGCTCATTTTTGCTCCTCAGAGCAGGATCACACCAGCGCCGGCAGAGGAATAGGCTGCGCCGGTTTCGCCGTGCTGAATCGCCAGCGCCATCGCCATCAGTGTCGCACAAATGCCGTCAATTTTCTCGGCGGATTTGCCCTTGTCCGGCCGAATGTTACCAGAACTGTCGGTTTTGTGCGAGACGTTCGCCGCCATCCACCGCAAAACGGCGTTTCCGTCGTGATGAAACTTGCCTGTCGCCAGCATAGTGAGCAGCTGCTTGAACGGCTCGTTGTAGGTGCTGAAGGATTGCGGCATTTTTATCAGGAGGTCGTGTGGAATGCCTGTCTCCTTCAGCAATTGTATTACGCCTGTTGAATTCCAAGGATCGTAGCCAATTCGCATGACTTCAAACGGCCGCAGGATCTCGAAGACGTGCTCCGACAATTCCCGCACGTCAACTTCGTTTCCGCTGGTCAGTGTAACCCAGCCATGCGAGGCGAAATTGCGAATCATTCGCTGGTCTTGTCCCGCTCGCTGGTCCACGGTTGCTTCCGGCAGCCAGAACCACGGGAAGACCGTCATGCCTCCGTTGTCCTCCGGAAACACCAGAGCCAGCGCCGTAACGTCTCTGGTGCTGGACAGGTCCAGTGCCGCAAAGCATGGTCTGCCATGATAGTCTTCGATTGAGATATCCGCTTTGCACTGGTCCCAGTGAATCATGCTGACGATGCGGTTTGCTTGTTCGGTCCATTGATTCAGGTGTAGTTGCCGAAATGTGTTCTCGAATGCCGGATTCTCTGCCGCCCTGCGGGCCTGCTCGCGCAGGTAGTCCCAACTCACCGCCTCGCCCAGCAGCGGGTTTGCCTTGCGCCAAGTCGTTTCGTCCCGCCAGTCGTCTTCAGGATCGGCCGCGAACAGCACCGGGTAAAATGATGGGTCGTGAATCATGCCGTCGCGTACTGCCACAGCGTACTGATGCAGTTCCCAGCAGATACTGCTTCGGTCGTGGCCTGCGGTTGTGATCGCGAATGTGAGCGGTTGCCGCCTGGCACCTGTGGACGTGTCGAGAACGTCCCAGAGATTGCGGTCTGGCTGCGTGTGTAATTCGTCGAAGATGATCCCCGAGGCGTTGAATCCGTGAGCGCCCATATGGTCTGCGGAAATCGCCCGATAGAATGACTGGCTTCGTTTGTGAAGCATCCGCTTCGTTGACTCGCGAAGCATCACGTGCTTTCCGAGGACGTTGGATTTTTTTACCATGTCTGCGGCCATGCCGAAAACAAGGCTGGCCTGATCGCGGGTGGATGCCGCGGAGTAGACTTCGCCGCCTTGTTCGCTGTCGCAGAGAAGCAGGTAAAGAGCGATGCCGGCTGCGAGGGTGCTCTTCGCGTTCTTTCGCGGGATTTCCACATAGGCTTTGCGATATCGGCGGGTGTGGTCGCTGCGGCGCTTCCAGCCAAACAGATCCCGAACGATTTTTGCGTGTGCTTCGTGCAGAACGAACGGCGTGCCGGCCTTTTCGCCTTTGACGTGACAGAGGCAGTCAGGGAAGAAATTCACGGCACGTTTTGCGGCCTGTTCGTCGAAGTAAAATTCATCCAAAGTAGCGGGCCTCCACGTCGCTTTCGTCGGATGTGTTGCCGTCCATTCGCGTGCGGCTCAAATATGTCAGTCCAAGGTCGTTGCCGTAATGGCGAACTTTGTTCCATGCGTCCGATGAAACCGCCAGTGCCGGGTGCTTCACCAATTGGCCCATCGACCCAGCAA